GTTGAAACCAGAGTATGCGGCTCTTGCTGGTCGCAATCTGGCCGAAGCCGAAGCATCAGCCGGTGGGTTGTTTGACGCCGTTTAACAAAAACACCCCGTCCAGAAATGGGCGGGCTACCGCAAACCCCAAAGGCGTTTCACTTCATCTTCTACCCGTGGCCTAATCGCCGCGGGTATTTTTCCAAGCATATTGCGCCGCGCGCCTTTGTCGGGTGCCGCAAGGATTGTTTTGGCAGCTTCAAAGATTGGAAGCCGCGCCCATGATCGAATAGCATCTGGGGCGCTGTCCCAATCGACGCGCCCCATTAACAAATCTTCCAACTGTTCGCTTGGCCGCTTGATTTGCGGCGTTGATCTATAAGGCACTTGCGCGCCTCCAATATTCCAAGGCATCCCACGCGGCCACGCAGCCAAGCGCCACGCACGCAAACCCGCCCGCCGCTACTACCGCCGCCAAATACTCAACTTGGCCGTCCTGCCACGCGCTTTGTGTCCTATCCGCGCGTTTTAACTCGCACACAAACGAAACCCGCGCCGGGATGATAATATCGGCCGCGCCAGCTGTCATCCCTTCGGCGGCATGTTTGGCCACGCTGGAAAATTGCCCGCGCGTTTTCAGCCCTTCATTGCGCGGATGAATTGCCAGCGCGCCAAGCGTGTCGGGGTGTTCGCGGCGCAATCTGTTAAAGAATGAAACCTGTTCGACCGCCTCGGTCGGGCACTTCCCGCGAAAGTTTTGATCCCCAAAAACCAATATCCCGGCGGGTAAATTATTCAGCCGCATGTTTCACCTCTTGTTCCGGCTCAACATCCGCTGGCCTGTTGTATCCGATCACATCAAAAAAGCCAGTGTCCGCATTCTTGCGATAAGTCACGGTTTCCGGCGTGTCGTTGCCGTTGTCAGTGGCATCCTTGAACGCCTGCCATTGGGCTTGACCTTTGTCGTGGCTTGCTTCTGTCTGAAACCATACCACAAATTGCCGATAAGGCGTGCGCAATTCAACGCGCATCGTGGCATTGCCCGCGCGAGAAACGCCTGGCTTGCATTGCATATCAAGGACAATATCCGTTTGCAGTTTTGTGGGGTCTTTTTTCAGCGCTTTGAAATCCATTACAAGCTTTTCATTAGGGTCAACAATCTCGCCTTTGCACTCGCAGCAATATCGCGCCGCGATGTCGTTTGCAGCCTCACAGTGTGGGCATTCCCTGCTTGTCCACCGATACCCGCAACGCTCATATTCACCGCGCGCGCCAGTCTGCACAATGCCCATGCATCGCCGCCCCCAGTGGCCTGACAATGGCCCGTATTCGGTCATTACCTGCACGCCGTACAAATCAAGGCAATATCCAGCCGCGTCTTTCTGATATTCAAGCAAATCCATTTTTGCGATGAATAGGTTTTCATTGCTGCACTCTGGGCAAATGCATGGCATTCCGTCACCGCTTTCCCCGCTTTTGTTGGCACGCACCAATGGCGCAAACAAATCCCCATCTGGGCAATGGTCTGCAAGGTTGGTCGTGTAATCCAAAATCAGGCAATCGGCCTTGCCATTCTCAATCCGCAGCCCGCGCCCGATGATTTGCTGCAGCAATCCAACACTTTCCGTTTTGCGTAATAGCGCAATCACATCAACATGCGGGGCATCAAAACCCGTGGTCAAAACTGACACATTTACAAGATATTTAATGCGCCGCGCCTTGAACGCCTTTAGGATTTTATCGCGGTCAGGCTTTGGCGTGTCGCCCGTCACAATCGCAGACAATTCCGGCGGCAAGCTGGCCATGACTTCATTTGCGTGGCGCACGGTTGCTGCAAAGAACATCACGCCTTGGCGGTCACGCGATTGTGCCACCACGTCCGCCACGATTGCCGCAGTTTTGCGCCCGTGGCCGTGGTAAGCCTGGTCGACCGCGCCAGCATCAAACTTGCCCATAGCATTCGCCACCAGCGCGCCCGTGTCGTAGCCCGTGGCACCAGTTGCGCCGATGATCGGCGGGGTGAGGTATCCCAAATCAATCAATTCACGCGCTTGCACCTTGTAAACGCATTTCACAAAGTACGGGTCGCGCGCCACATCATCGCCGTTTATTTTTCCGTCCGGGTGCATTCTGAAAATATAGCCAGACCCTAAGCGATATGGCGTAGCAGTCATCCCGCAAACCCGCAAGTTTGGATTGGCCTCGCGCATGGCGTCAATGATCGAGATCAAGCTGGGCGTCAGGCCGTGGCATTCGTCCACAATCACAAGCCCATATTCCGCACCAAAGCGGCTAATGCGGTTCTTCACTGTTAGCGGCGATCCAAAGACGACCGGGTGTCGCAATTCCTTTCCGCCAGCGCTTGCCGAAAACATCGACGCGGGATTTCCTGTTGCAAGGTATTTGGCGCGGTTTTGCACGACCAACTCGGCGCTGGGCGCAAGGCAAAGCACACGCTTTCCCGTGCTTGCGTGGATCATTCGCGCCAACTCGGCAATCATCAATGACTTGCCCGCGCCTGTTGCCGCTTCAATGCAAAACGGCGACACGCTGCCCCGCATGAATTGCCACGCGGCATCAACGGCGGATTGCTGGTATGGCCTTAGTTGCATCACTTCACCTGCCACGAAAAAGACGCCTTGCCGCGATATGGTTCCAAATCCGCCTTTGGTAGCAATTCCTTAATTGCCTTGGCGTAGCTGATCGAGCCTTGCCGATCAACGCGCGTCAGGTTGCGCCCCGCAAATACCGCGTTTTTGTCGCCCGCAATCCGCACCATATCCGCGATCAATTCCGCCTTGCGCTCTTTCGCGCGATCCTCGGCCTCTTGCATCTGGTCATATTCCGCCATGATCCGGTGCGCTTCGGGCGTGTCAATATCGGCGCCTTTCGGTGCCAAGTGTTGCGCCGCGTTATGTTCGACTTCATGCAAATATTCCGCATAGAATTGGCGCAAAATCGGCATGTTTTCGGCTTGCCATTCGTCGCATGACGACACAACTTCGCAAGCCGTATCCTTTGGTGACCATTGGAAAGAGTACCACACGGAACGCCCAGTGATCCAAAGGCTAAATTGCACCTGCGCATAATAATGCGGCTGATCTTCTAACGTTTTGAATTTCGGATTTTCATCATTGCGCAAGCCAAACGGGCATTTTACCGTCAACCCGTGTTCGGTAAACAGCAAGCCGGATGGATGGCACACCGCCCAATCCTCTTTCGTGATCGGGCCGGACCCTTGCACATCAAGACCCGTTTCCATTTCAAACTCGATCAGCGCCCCTGCTTCATTGTTCACGCCGTATTCGGTCGCGATGTTGCCGCTAAACTCGCTTTCCGCGCCCAAGGCATCACGCACCATGCGGCGCATGACATCAGCGCGGGTGGCGTAAGGTGCCAGCCCTAAGATTGCCCCGACACTTGATGCCGTAATCCGGCCCTTGCGCGCTTCAAACCACTCAATTGTTCTTTGTTCCATGTTAATCACCAAATCCCCATTGACGTTGCATTGATTCCATCCTCACAACAAAAGCTTTCTGTGTCTCTCCGGATTCTCTGTACAAGTTTTCGCTATGACCGCAGTAATTGCAATTTATACTAAATCCATTTGACCAATGTTCCCTGTCGCCACACTCTGGGCACATATTTATTTGTTTACTTGTCAGTTGTTCCATTTCTGCTATTCCTCTGTTTGTTGGGTCTGTTAACTTGCGCGGGGCGGCTTGAATACCTCAAGCTAATCGGTCGCCACCTTCGCCCCGCGTTTTTTAGGCTTTTGGCCTAAAATGGAATTTCATCATCCATATCACGCCGCCCAGTACCGCCACCGCCGCTTGATTGCGCTGGCTTGGGCTTTGCCGCCGCCGCCTTTACGTCAATGCCCTTGGACTTCGGGGCCACAGCGCTCACCCAATTCCCGCTGATAACACCGCCCGTTTGGCGGTCCTCGACTTCCCAAACCCGCGCCGTGATAATCATCGGCTTGTTGCAAAGGTTCAGCGCAAGATCGTCATCGCTTGGCTTTCCTGTTTTTTGCCCAAGCTTTCCGCCCGCGTTGGCATCAATCGCCGCAAGCATCTTGCGCGCCTTGTCGCGTTTTGCCAGCGCCTTCTTTTCATCCTTCACCGATGGGTCAAAATCAGTCACCCAAACCTTGTGGAAAATCTTGCGGTTTGCATATTCGTCAGGGCTGACAATAGACCAAGTGACCTTGACGTATTCAGCGCCAGACCCGTCTTGTTGGGTATTCGCCCATGCCACTGCATCGGCAATTGCCAGCACGTTTGACCCGTCAGGGATTGGATCAAAGTTACCACCGCCACCGTCAAACTCTTTCGCATCCCCATCTGTGGCGCTGCCGCCTTCGCTTAAATCCCAAAATGCCATTTATTCATCCTCACTTTCGGTTGTTGTTTTGTTTGTTTCCGTAGATGTCGCAAGCCAGCTTTCGCCCGCCACAATATCAACCCCGCCAAAAGCAGGAATGACCGCAGCCAATGGATTAACGCCCGCCACAAATTCTAGCGGTTCGGTAATTCCAAATCGGTTTTTGCTGACGTTCGCAGCGCAAGCATGGACGATCAACTGCCTATCGCCCGTGCTATACGCTTTCTTGCGGTCGCCGTCTTCGCCTTTGGTGAAGGTTTCCAGCTTCAAAAACCCAACAACGTCCACGTCATCGACGTATGGAGGCAGGGACTTGGCAGGCAATCTCAGCGAATAGCGCATGTAGTCATCGCTGTCGGGCAGCTTCATGGTTTCAACATCGGCGTGGGCAATGAATACAACGTGCATCCCGCGCTTAGTGTTGAGCAATCCAGCAGCCTTGCGCACCCGCTGATGCATCGCCGCAATCGCTGACGTGCCAGCGCCATATCCGCCAAGCGCTTGGTTGATGCTTTTTGCCTTGGGGTCTTGCGCCAAAACATCGGCAAGAAACAGGCGTTCCAAGGCTGTCACGCTATCAATGACAAGCGTTTGATAGTCATGCTCATCATGGATCAGGGCTTTCAGTTGATCCCAAAGCATTGCGGCACTTGCCAGAACAGGAAAAGCATCGGGCCGATTTGCGCGTGGGATGGATTGCATCCCATCCTCGGCACGGATGAAAATTGGCTTTGGAAATGTCGCGGCAAGGCTTGTTTTGCCCATGCCGCTATCTGCGCAAATCGTGACCAACACAGGACGATCTTGCGGCGTTTCTATGGTATCTAAAAGACCCATTTCATTCTCTCTTTCTGCCCATTGGGCAATGCGTGGCGGGTCACGCTCTAAACCCCGCTAGACCTCATTAATCGCAATAAAAACGCTTGTCAAGCGTCAATATGCAGCGTAATAGCTTTTATATGGCGCAAGTTTCGAAAAGGGAAAATCAATGGATATTGACGAAATAAGGTCCAAGCTGGCAGATCGGCGGCTTGATATTGTATCAGAAGGCACGGGGCTGCATCGAAGCACAATCGCCAGGATCAGGGACGGCAAGACAGTTCCAACCTATTATGTTCTGCGAAAGATCATCGCATATCTTGAGGCGACATAATGACCGCGCCCCCAGTGGCATCGGCCATTTTGAAAATGTCGGCGGCGATTGAGCGGGCAATCAAGACATGCCCAGCCGCAGCCTTTGAAATCATATGTGCCGTGGTGGAGGATGGTCGCGCAGGTTGTCCGTTGCCCGTCATAACGCAAACCGATGATGACGCGCACTGGTGGGCAGGGCTTGCCAACACGATTGAGCTTGAGGCATATCTCTATGCCATATCAACGCGCCTTGCAGAAACCGAAATGCACAGCAAAACCCGCAAGCGACTGGTGGCAAAGCTATTTGCAGGCATGGCCGATCACGACAAAGCCGCATTTATTGCGTGGGCATCAAAAAAGGATAATCAAGAATGAACGACAGCGATTTTGACGCCAGCGACTTTGCGGATTTTGACAGCAACGACTTCGGGTCTGATTATGTCGCACCAAAGCCGGATAAGCCGGAACGCGCCGGGCCTGCAATGCCTTTTGACATTGATGGCGTGGACCTGCAATCGCCGCCGGGATTTGTGGGCGAGATTGTCGACTGGATCGACGGGCAATGCCGCTACAAGCGCCGCAACCTGGCAGTTGCAACCGCTATCGTCACGGTTGGCAACATCGGAGGCTTGCGGCACATGGACGCGCGGGATGGGGTCACGGCAAATATGATGGCCTTTTGTGTTGCGGCATCGGCCACGGGTAAGGAGGCCGTGCAACAAGCAATGGCGGAATTGCATATCGCGGCTGGCTTGGGATCGGCAATGCAAGGCGCGCTAAAGTCGGAACAAGAGATTTTGCGCAACCTGATCGAGCATCAGGCCGCGCTTTATGTGGTCGATGAAATCGGCATCTTTTTGGGCAAGGTTCGCAACGCGCAACAACGTGGCGGGGCGGCTTATCTTGAAGGCGTCTTTGGTGCAATTATGTCGGCGTACTCCAAAGCCAATACACGGCTGTTGTTGGGCGGTGATACCAAGCGCGAATTGCGCAAGCTTTACGCTGGGGCGCTAGGACGTGCCAAAGATGATGGTGACGCGCCAAGCATTGAACGGGCGGAGCGTATGCTTTCAATGGTGGATAACGGTCTGGAACGGCCATTCCTGTCGATGATAGGCTTTACCACGCCCGGCACGTTTGACGGGATTATGGACGGGGAAACCGCCACGCAAGGATTTGTTGGGCGGTCTATCATTGTGACGGAAAAAGACATCAATCCAGTTGCGCGGGTTGGGTTCAAGCGGTTGCCGTTGCCAGACCAATTGCAACACCAGCTTGCGGCGCTGTATTCCGGTGGATCGTTTAACACGATGGAACGCGGATCGGCGCGGATTGAATACTACCATGATTTGCAGGAAATCGACACCACGCCGGAAGCTGATAAGATGTTGCTGGACGTGGCAACATGGCTGCACGCTTATGCCGATGATATGGGAGAACATACGGGAGAGGCATCCGTTGCAATGATACGCCGTTCATATGAAATGATAGCCAAGATCAGCTTCATTCTTGGTATTCCCGGCGGTGCCAGAACG